TCAGGTTCATGGTTTACAAAATGACAAATTATGAAACATGAGTCGTTAGTTCGTGAAGCGATAGAATGGGGCAGCATTGGATACCGCAGACCGGCAGATTTGCCGCCCTCAGACTGGGCATGATCCTAGGCAACGCCAAGGGCTACACTAAGATGGTCATGGCTCGCTTTAAGGAGATCGGATACCGCCCGCAGCTTTTCCTCCTCAACGGTGCCGACTGCGGAGTGCCTCAGCGGAGAGAGCGCGTGTTCTTCGTGGCAATCCGTAATGACATTGACGCGCCGCCGTTGAAACTTGCGCCGAAACATCGCTGGATTTCAGCAGGAGAAGCGACTGCGGATGTGCAGGAATTAACAGACAATGAAATACGAGACACTGCTCCTGCGCCTAATGACTTGAAGTGGTGGTCAAAAACCAAGCCCGGCAGTGATTACGGAGTTGCCGCTATGAAAGAGACTGGTAAGCCGACTGGTTTTTCGATTAAAAGACTGAGTTCGTCTAGTCCATCAAACACTTTACCTGCTTCCGAAATCATAAGGCACTGGTCACAATGTAGATCACTCACATTCCGCGAATGGAAACGCCTCGGTAGCTTCCCGGATGACTATCACGCCAAGACCGACAAGATCGGCAAATATATGATCGGCATGAGTGTTCCGCCAAAGATGACTGAGGTCGTGGCGCGAGCCGTAATTGATCAATGGCTGCAACCCAAGAACCCATGAGCGCGAATAAGCCACCAGCAAGAAGGCCGCGAAGGCCACACCGGCACCGCCAAATCAAGCGGCAAGACATTTGACGAAATGAAACCATGACCCCTGCAAAAACCACCGAGGCGACCACCGAGCAATTGTGTAGGTTGTTTGATCTAACCTCTGCGCGAGTTGGTCAACTAGGCAAGGACGGAATCATTTTCAAAACCGGGCGGAACAAATTTGACCTTTGGAAGTCGATTAAGGGTTACATCACGTTCCTGCAAAAAAACAAAATTGATGGCGCGCAAAACATTCAGCGGTCGGAAACGGTCGGTGATGCGCATGAATTGGAGGAACTGGTGCGGCAGGTCAAAGCGGCCCGGACATACAATGATGCCCGGACGCTAAAGGTTCAGATCGATGCGCTGCGTTCTGGCTATGCGTTGGAGGTCGAACAGAATCGGTATTGCTCAAAGTCAGTCATAAAAGAAGCATTTCTTAGAATCATATTGGCTAACAAAGCAATGATGATGAGGTTAATCGCCGATTTGCCGCCAATGATCGAAGGCACAAGCCCTGCGCAGTGTCAGAAAATCATCAAACAGAAGGTTTACGAAATTCTTGATCATCTTCAAAATTCAGAGGACAAAATTTATTCTTCAGATGCAGCACATGAAAAAGATGATGGAGTATGAATCAGCCGCAAAAAAAGTTGGGGTTTCTTCGCGGACAATCATGAGGTGGAAAAAACTTGGATGCAAAATCCATGACCCCAAAAGCCTTTGCGAATTTATTGCCACCTACCATTGCCCGCACATAAAATCAGGTGCAATTAAAAACGCACCCAATCTAATTTTGCAAGATTCAGATAATCCAGATTTGTTCGACCAATATGAAGAATCAGCAAATGTTGCGGAAATGGTGAGGATGAGGGTTCAGCTTTACCACTCAATGACAGAAGCGAAAAGCATCAAGCATGAATTGAAAACTGGTAAAAAACCAAAGCCAAAATTAAGACCTTTTCTTTATTTGCTTAAAAACAGAAGGAACGGTTATTACAAAATAGGGATTTCTATTGACCCAGAGATTCGTGAAAAAACATTACAATCAGAAGATCCAGATATTTTTGCGGTAAAGGTTTGGCAAGATAAAGGGGATCACGAGAAATTTTGGCATCGGCATTTCAAAGATCAACGGATTCGCGGGGAATGGTTTTGGCTGACGGATGCACAAGTCAGGTTCATGGTTTACAAAATGACAAATTATGAAACATGAGTCGTTAGTTCGTGAAGCGATAGAATGGGGCAGCATTGGATACCGCAGACCGGCAGATTTGCCGCCCTCAGACTGGGCATCTGGTCGAATTGCCATCATGGACGGACTCACGCCGAAATATCAAATCGAGAACGCACCGTGGCAACGCGAGCCGCTCAATTCAGTATCAAACGCTGATGATAAAGAGATAGTGATCCTCGCGCCCATCGGCACAGGCAAGACGACATTTATGGAAGCAGCCTTGCAATACATCATCGCCGAAGATCCCGGCCCGACACTACTGGTAGGTCAGACCGATGACGACCTCAAAGACTGGGCTGAAACCCGAATGGATTACGCCATTCGCAACACGCCGGAGACTGCTTCGCTCCTGCCGGAAGATCGGCACAAGAAACGCAAAATGCAGATACTTTTTCCGCACATGTCGTTGTTCCTGACTGGCGCGAATCTCTCCGGCTTGCAGTCAAAATCAATGCGCAGGGTGTTTTGCGATGAGGCATGGCAATATCGGCCCGGGATGCTTAATGAGGCCCGAGGTCGATTACATGACAGGTGGAATCGGCAGTTTTTCATCCTGTCTCAAGCCGGATCCAAAGGTGATGACCTCGACAAGGCGTGGCATAATACCGATCGGCGCGAATTTTGTTTTGATTGCCCGGAATGCGGGACGGTTCAACCGTGGGCATGGGCAAATGTCGTTTATTCCGAGGATGAGTCGCTCGATGCGTTGAGCCGGGCGCAGACCGCGGTGCTGCGCTGCCAGAACCAAGATTGCGATTGGAAGTGTCCAGATTCCCCGCAACCTCGCCGGGCATTGGCTGAAAGCGGCAAATATGTTGCAAGCGGCTCAGGTCTGCCGGGGCATGTTGGATTCCATTACAATGTATTATGCAACTGGCGGAAACCATTGTGGGAAGTGGTCTTGCTTTGGCTTGAGGCAAAGGCAGCGATGAAGGTTGGCAACATTGATCCACTCCGGCAATTCATCCAGAAACGATTGGCAGAGGCATGGGAAGAGGATTTGTCAGATAACCGGGTTGAACTTGTCGGCAATGGATACCTAACTGGGGAATATTCTGCTGGGCAAAAAATTGAGGATGAAGCGCACCGATTTCTGACAGTTGATAAACAACGAGATCACTTTTGGGCGGGAATCCGGGCATGGAGGGCAAATGGGGAAAGCATGCAAATCTGGTTTGGCCGGGTGGAAACTTTCGATTCGGTGCATGATCTGGCGATCAGATATGGAATCCGTCCACAATGCGTTTTTGTTGATGCCCAGTATGACACCGATCAGGTCTATTCGGCATGTGCGCGGATGAATTGGACGGCATTGCATGGATCTGGTCAGAAATCTTTTGCTTACAAAAAGCAGAATGGTGACATCATCCACAGACCATTTACCCGGTTTCAAGATGCAACCGCATCGAGTGGTGGCAAGGCTCGGTATGCTCACTGGGCATCGGATCGGATCAAGGACATCCTGCATGCTCACCGGATCGGCAAGGCAGGATCATGGGATATCCCGGATGACGCATCCACAGACTTCTTAAAGCAGATTGATTCCGAGATGAAACGCGAGGTGACTAACAGCAAAACCAAGCAGGTCGAGTATCGTTGGGTCAGGACTCGGAACAACAACCATGCATGGGATGTTGAATCCATGCAGATTGTGGCTGCGTTGATGTTGAAACTGATCCCCGGTTTTGATGTTTGACACATCCCGTAATTAGATGGCGGCAAATCCAAAAGAAGTTGCGAGAAACCTTTTTTATTACGCGCAGGGCAACCCGCAGCGCATTGCATCAATACGTTCTGCCTTTGATTCGTCAGTCGCAGGGGCATTGACAAAAGGCGGGTTGGATTCGATTACAAGCGCAACGAAAAATTCGGTTACCATGCAAAAGATGATCGGGCTGAATGAGTCCGATCGCCAGAATGCCCTGCGATGGGCCTTGGATTATTTGCAAAATGGATTTGTCCCCGCTCAATCGCGTTCGATTGGTCGATTTTAATTTTTAGAAATTATGGCAATACTCGATCAATTCGGACGGCAAGTCAGTTACAAAGCAGCAAGGGCAGCGCAGGAAACTCGTTATCGTCCATGGGAACCCACGGAGAAAAAGGATATTGGCGAACTTGTCCCATCTGTTGACCGGGTCACGCTGCAATCACATGCCCGGAGGATTTACCTTAATTTCGGCCCAATCAAGAATGCGATCAATCAGCGCGGAATGTATGCGGTCGGTCGAGCATTCGTCCCGATCTACAAAGGTCTGGATGATGTGTTCGGTGCCGCAGCGACCAATTTTCTTACTGATGTGTTTTACCGGATCGGGGATTCCCGAGGTGGAATGCACGATTTCAAGACCAACCTATTTGGGTGGTCGACCTCGATCGACATTGATGGTGAAATTTTCATCCTGCTGACAGAAACCGCGACCGGATTCCCGCAATACCAAGGCATTCCGAGTCACCGAATTGCAACCCCAAAAGGATTCAGCGATGGAAAACAATACCGAGGCGGCACGCTTCAAGACGGCATCATTTATTACCCAAGTGGTGAAGCAAAGGAATACGCATTTTGTGACAAGACAGGCGCAATTGATCAGTGGCTTCCGGCGCAAAATGTGATTCACCTGTTCGATCCCGAGTGGCAATATCAGAGTCGCGGACTGACTGCATTGACGCATTGCATTAACGACTGCCGGGACATGATCCAATCGACCGAATGGGAAAGGTTGGCAATGCTTCAGATGTCGAGCATCAGTCTGGTTGAATACAACGACACAGGCGGCCCGGATCATGATGACCCTTACAATGCATTGATCGGTGACACCGAATCGAGCAAGGGCATGACTGTTGAAAGTCTTGATGGCGGGACTGTTCGATATTTCCGCAGTAATTCCGGCGGGAAAATTGAAACCCTAGTAAACAATCGCCCGGGCAACCCATTCCTAGATTTCCACAATCGTTTGCTCAAGTCGGCATTTGCCGGGTTGAATTGGCCGATGGCGTTTTATGATGGTCATGCGTCTGGCGGAGGAACGGCACAACGCACCGAAATTGCAATGGCCCAACGCTCGATTGAGGATCGGCAGGATTTGCTTTTCTATGCAGCAAAACGAATCATTGGATATGCAATTGCCAAAGCTCAAAAGCGTGGCGATTTGCCTGCTGCCGCAGATTGGTATAACTGGGAATTTTCAACACCCCCAAAACTGACAATTGATGATGGAAGAATCACAAAAGAACTGGAAGCATTGTGGAAAATGGGTGCTGCTAATTTGCGTGATATTGTGTCAATGCGTGGGAAAACTCTTGAATCTCATTATCAGGAAAGGGCGCAGGAAGTCGCATTAAGAAAACTTGCAGCTAGAAACGCATCGACGCTTTATGGTGTGGATGTCGATGACCGGGAAATGGCAATGCTTACAGCAAATGAAATGCCGGGATCCAATGGGGATTCAAATCACAATGAAATCGAGCAAAATTCTAAAACTTTAAAACAATCAGATGATGAAAATTGAAATTGAAAACCGAACCGGAAAAATTAAACTTAATTCTGGGGTTAACAAGGAATCCGCCGACAAACTAATTGATGATCTCGATCGCATGTATGGGCAAACTGCAGTGGTCGCCCAGATGTGCATCGGTGATGTCGTATGTTCTGCCGACAACGCACTTGAGTCGGTGGATGTCGAAATCAATTCACCGGGCGGATCCGTTTTTGAGGGTCAACGGATTTTCAACTCTTTGCGCGAAATGTCCGCCCGGGGTGTCAATGTTACCACCACGGTAAATGGACTGGCTGCATCGATGGGCAGCGTAATTCTGATGGCAGGTGATACCCGCCGAATGACGGCAGGGAGCCGCATTATGATCCACGAGGCATCGACAATTGCGGCAGGTGACGCGAGGTCATTGCGCAAACAATCAGATTTACTGGAAGGCATCAGCGCGGAGATTGCCGGCATCTATGCTGGACGGACTGGTGGTGATGAAAAAGAAATCCGCAAAATGATGTATGCCGAGACTTGGATGACTGCGGAAGAGGCGAAGGCAAATGGATTTGTCGATTTGGTCATCAGGGATGGAAAGGAAGAAGAAGAATTTGACAAACCAACTAATGGCATGACTGGCATTCTTGCAAAATTATTCCCCGGCAATGACGAAGCTGCAAAAATCGAAGCGGCAATCCTCGAAAATGACACCCTCCGGGCTGAACTCGAAAAAGCCACCCAGAAGGTCGATGAATTGACCGGGCTGGTTGAGGTGAACGCGCAACTTCAAAGTGATCTAGCTGTGGCGCAATCCGCTGTTGCTCAACTTGCCGCGCAGACAGAGTCCGACTCCCAAACCATCAAGGAATTGGAAGAGGCCACCGAGGTTTCCGAAGAGAAGGTTTCTGCCAAGGCATCCGAATTGCTTGCATCTACTGGACATCCATCGCCAGTTGCTCTTGCTGCCGATAGCAACGAGGCTCCACCGAGTCACCTTGCTGTCATGGCAAAACTTTCACCCACTGACGCTGCCGAATATTTCGCCGCTCACAAGGCCGAGATTCTCGCAGACAATAACCGATACAAAATCTAATCTACAACAATTGAATTACCATGGCTACCATTGCCCTTAACGATAAAATCTTCACCCAAGTCGCCATGCAGGCGTTTGTGGCGAAGCTCGCCCCGCTTAACGCATTTACCAAAGACTTTTCATCGGAAACCCGCAGAAAAGGTGATGCCGTTATCGTCCCATTGATCAGCGGCATTACCGCAACCACTTTCAACCAAAGTTATGAGGTTGGTGGTGGTGCTGTGACTTTTGCAACTGTCAACATGACCAACCATCGCGTTGCAAGTATCGACCTTACCGATGTGCAAGTTGCAAACAGCAGCGCAGCAGTTATGGACAACCTTGCAATCCAAGCAGGTGAAGCCCTTGCTCGCACGGTTCTTACCGACATTTGGAGCGCAATCACCACGGCAAACTTTGGTGCTGCGATTCTTACGACCGCCGGGGCAAACTACACGATTGCTCAAATGGGCGCACTGCGCCGCGCACTTGTCCAACGCGATGTCCCAACTGATCGCCTGTCATTTATTGCCGACAGCGAGGTTTACACTGGCCTGCTTACATCTACTGGTGTTGCCCAAGCACTTAATTATGGTGGTGCTGAAGCCGTGCGCGATGGCAACATTCCAAGTCTGCTTGGCATGTCGATCTTTGAATCGAACGTGATCCCGGCAAATGGACTTAGCAAACTTGGTGGTTTCGCGGTTCACCCTGATGCCATTGCCATTGCAATGCGCTATCTTGAGCCGCAAGCCCCGGGTGAATACCTCGCAGCCGAGCAGGTTACTGCATCGAACGGTATTGTGATGGGCTATCGTCGCCACTTCAACGCTGCGACTGGTCGTCATTTTGCCAACTTTGAGTGCTTGTTTGGTTATACCCCTGCACTCACTCGCGGCCTTGCCCTTGTGACCATTCCCGCTTAATTGCTAACCTAGCACCCTCCCGCAATAGTGGGGGGGTGCTTTTTTTTCTATAAATATGAAACTAACATTGTGTGTTATTGTCGGAAATGTTGAGACTTACATTGATCGCTTTTTAGATCATTTTCAACATGTGGCGGACGAAATTGTAGTGGTTCGGGCGATTGGAAATCAGGCAGCTGATAGAACACTGGAGATCGCAAAAAGCCGAGGTTGCATTTGTGATGAATATTTGAACGAGCATGATTTTCCTCATGTTGATGATTTCGCTTCAGCTCGGAATAAATCGCTCGATTTGGCTACTGGTG